GAGTCTGTAGAATGTTCTGAGCATGGCGCTAACAGTGCTATCTTTACGCCTTTTACATGGACTAAAACAAGGTTTGTTGATGAGTAACCCAAGGTACATTTGTTGTTTAAAATATGGCACCAAGTATGATTCTAAATATGTAAACAATCTTTACAGTATGGTCAAGCGTCACATGACGCTTAATTATAACTTTGTATGTTTTACAGAAAATTCTGCTGGTATTGATCCTGAGATCCATGTTAAGCCATTGCCTATTGTTACGGGCATCGAAGGATGGTGGTATAAGCCTTTCTTTTTTAATCCTGACCTAGGAATAAACGGAACTGTATTATTCCTAGATTTAGATTTAGTAATATTCGAAAACATGGATAAATTATTTGAATTTAATCCAGGAGAGTTTTGTATTATTAGAGACTTCAATAGAATACGAATTAAAAATTATGATAAATTTAATTCGAGTGTGTTTAGATTAGAGACAGGACAGCATCGACACGTATACGATGACTTTATTAAGGATCCAAAGTCTCACAGTCGTCGACACTGGGGTGATCAAGATTGGATGCGATACAAAATCAAAAAAGACTATACATACTGGCCCGATGAATGGATTCAAAGTTACAAATGGGAAATGCGCGGCAAGCCTAATATGGTATTAGATAGAAAACACGGAGGTAGAAACTTTGATCGTCCAGGTAATCCAAAAGTGTTACCTGACACAAGTATTGCTGTATTCCACGGCGATCCTAATCCTCATAAATGTCTTGATCCTTGGGTAGCGGAGAATTGGAAATGAATACAACTGTAAATATATTTGTAGTGCAAATAATTAATATGGACAGTAATTGGCCATACAAATTAGTAGGCGTATATAGTTCAAAAGAATTAGCCGATGCCGCTGGTATAAGAGCATGTGAAATGTGGGAAGAAGATGGCCGAATGACTCACACTGTAACAATTTTAGCATTAGATGATCTAATCAATGGGGTTGACAGATACGAACTTTGATGTTAGTGTATAAACACACATACAAAGGCACACAATGACTCGAACATTTCAAGTATATGCGCATCTCACCTTTTTAGGTTATGAGTATGCAGACTCTGCAGAAATTGCAATTTCCAAAACTAAAATGAAATACGGTCCTGCTGCGGCATGGAACTGTGCTGACTACACTGTAAAACTAATTGAATGGGACTGATATGAACGATTTAAAGTTTACTAACTGTGGCGACTTTATTAAAAGTCAAGAGATTGTAGAGCGTATCGGCTTTGCTTGCAAATACATGCATCCTAATCAACGTGCTAAGAAACAAATTTTAGAGGACCTGCAACGTCCGCTAAATACTCGAAGCACAACAGTTCAATGGCTTAACCGTCAAACTAAGACTGTTGCTGAAGAACGCTTGTGGGACATCATGGTCCATAACATTGCGTCATACAAAAGGTTGATTCAGTATGTTGGATCTCTTGAACCAGGTCTTCGTATGGTCCGATTGGGTAGCGATGTGCTTCCTGTTTATACCCAGCGTGACTGGAGCTATTTTTGGCAGCGCCCTGATGTGGTGGCATACTGCGAAAGAGAATTCGCAAAAGTTGGTGACGAAGCGAGAAGACTCGATGTTCGACTCTCCATGCACCCAGGCCAATTTACAGTCCTTGCTTCAGATAGTGAAGAAATTGTAGAGCGGTCAATTGAGGAGTTCGAGTATCATATCAATGTTGCACGTTACATGGGCTACGGTAAACAATTCCAAGACTTCAAGTGCAACGTCCACATCTCAGGTAGAAAAGGTCCAGCCGGTATCCAAGCCGCGCTTAAAAGACTCACCCCCGAAGCCCGTAATTGTATCACTATCGAAAACGACGAAAACAAATGGGGAATCGATGCATCCTTGTGTTTGGAGAAAGATGTGGCGCTGGTTCTAGACATTCATCATCACTGGTGTAACAGTGCAGGCGAATACATTGAACCAACAGATGATAGATTTAAAAGAATCATTGACAGCTGGCGTGGTGTGCGCCCTGCGATACATTACAGTGTAAGCCGTGAAGACTGTCTTGTTGATCAACGTCCAGACACAAAGCCCGACTTTCGAGCATTACTAGAACAAGGCTACAAGAAAGCAAAGATGCGAGCACACTCAGATTACATGTGGAATACTGCGGTTAATGACTGGGCATTAAGCTTTTTGCCGTACACTGACATTATGGTAGAATCCAAATGTAAGAACTTAGCAAGCATTGGACTTTATAAATACAATGAAGGAAAACAAGATGAGCCATATCAACAACATGTACGGACGCAAAGCCAAGACACTAGAGAGCCCGTCCTCGAATAAAAATCCAAACAGAGTTACTGGTGGACTTAGAGGGCAAGGATCAGATTCATATAAGATTATTGCGGAAGATGGTTCTACTCAAGAAATTCCTACACAAGCATATGTGCGTAGTTTAGAAGAGCAGTTGAAAAAACAGCGAGCAGCCATTAACGTATTAGAACGTAAGACTACTCGCCAAGAGTCAGAACTGACTACTATTAGAAACTTAATTAAGCGGACCTGATTGCTTTAATCACTGCCTCTTTATTCATGCTTGCATTTGCTTTGACTTTTTTCTCTTTAGCCAATGCTAGTAGATCACGTTTATTCATTGCGTCTAAACCGTCATCTTTCTTTGCTGCTTTTTTCGCCGCTGGTTTCTTTTCAGCTTTTGGCTTTGCTTCAGCTTTTGCCTTTGGTGCTGCTTTTTTAGCCGCTGGCTTTTTAGCTGCTGGTTTTTTAGCGGCTGGTTTTTTGGCCGCTGGTGCTGGTGTTGGCGCCGCAGGTGCTTCTGATGCTGCCTCTGCTGGTACAATACCTAGCATTTTTCCTAACCAATTAAACATAGTATTACTCCTTCACTTTGTGTAAATACATTATAAAGTAGTTAGCAAAGAAGGAGAAGATGAATGGTGAAGAAATGGATTAAAGAAAGAATCAACGAACGATCAACACGAGATGGTGCTGTTCTAGTAGGTGCAGGTGTTGCATTTTTAATATTCAAACCTATTGCAAGTTTAGTAGCATATGGAGCAATCGCATATGGTGCTTGGACTATCTGGAACAGAGAATGAGCTGGTTCCTAGTAGTTATATTTTCGCAAGGTTTTTATATGTTTGATAGCCCCGGTTTTGAATCTGAGATAGCTTGTAAAAGCTCAGTACAAGACAAACACCAAGTTAGCATTTGGCAAGAAGAGTTGAAGAACGAACTTGACTTTGCACCGAATGTTACTGAAATACAATGTGTTGACGGCGAAACCCGTATAAAAATCATGAGAAGCCAAGGAATTTATTCAGTTTAAAGTTTACCGATAGGTAAATCACTACTGGCACTTAAATTCCAAACTTGCTTACGTTCTACCCCCTTTCGTTGGGCGAAACGTTTAACATCGCAATTACTACATACGTGGAAGTAATTATTATTTAAACGCTTGGGATCCATACTGCCTCTATCTCTCACAAATTCTTCGTTACAAGAATCACACCTTAACAAAATCATTGTTTTAGTACGATAATATGCATGTTCCTTGCCGGTTTTACTTTGGCGTACATGCTTAGTTTTTTTCTCTGTCTTACCTAAATACATAAGTATATTTACATTAAGATTATAAAAAATAGCCATAAATATTAGAGAGGATTATTATGAGTATACTAACTTTAACACCAGCAGCACAAGCACAAATCGATAAACTTTGTGACGAAAACGAATGCTACGGCATTAGTTTGAACATTAAAGGCGGTGGCTGTGCTGGCTTTGAGTATGAATGGGGTACAGTAGCACTACCAGCAGACTTACAAGACGATGACGAAGTTGTTAAAACTGCAAACAATTGTAGTTTTATAGTAGGCGCTCACAGTCTAATGTTTTTAATCGGAACAGAAGTAGATTATGTGACAAGTCTAGTAGGTAGTAACTTTGAAATAAGAAATCCAAATGCACATTCGTCGTGTGGTTGCGGCGTAAGTGTAAATTTTGATATGGATAACATACCACAGTTTTAAAGGAACAAACGATGGCTAAGAATACAATTGATATAGGTACTGAGGGTAACGACGGTACTGGTGATAGCATTAGAGAAAGTTTTAATAAAGTAAATCAAAACTTTACTGAGTTATATGCAGTATTTGGTGTAGAAGGATCTATTAGTTTTACAGACTTATCAGACACTCCAGATACATTAATTGGAGAAGTTGGAAAATTACCAGTTGTTAACCAAGAAAGTAACGGTATAGAATATAGAAGTATTGTAAGTAACAATGCACTTAATGGTAGCAATGATACCATTTCTATTACATATACAGAAAATGGTGAAATTGCACTTACAGTCGAAGGCACTAATATATCACAAGATAGCACGCCATCGCTATCAGCGCCGTTTGATGCAGGCAACCAACCAATAGCACGAGTGCGTGTTAGTGAAGCAGCAGTTGAAGAATGGAAACAAACACACTCAGGTGATATTACAATTGAAGATCTAGTTATTGACAAAAGATTTGCAGATGCAACTTACCAACAGCGTTTAACACTTGGTGGAGAAATTAGACTAGATGACGAGCCA